CTCCGTTATATGTTGAAAAATCACCAACAATAATCAACTTTCCATCAGGTTGAACTTGAAAGTCAGCTACGTTGTTATTCACACCGACACCTGATGTATTGAAGGGGTCAGCAGCGGCATAAGTACCATTAGCATTTAATTTAACAATACCTCTTCTACCAAGATGAGTAAAATTACCACAGAGGTATAAAGTCCCGTCGGGGTTGATATAAACTTTGGAAGCTAAAGTACCTGAACCAGGTATTTCATTATTACTAAATGTTCCATCCAAAGAACCATCTGTGTTTAATCTGAAAAGAACACCAACAGATGTTCCACTATAGAAATTATTACCAGTTCCACAAACTAAAATCTTACCGTCAGATTGAACTAAAGCATAGAATAATTGTCTTGTTGAACCAGTCCCGACGATAAATGAAGTATCTAATGTTCCATCATAATTGATACGAGCAATTCTATTTCTTGATACTCCACTATATTGAGTATAATTACCTACCACAACATATTTTCCATCAGGTTGTTGTGCAAACTCTACTGTATTACCAACCCCTATAGGAGTAAAACCATTTCCAGGATTAAAGCTTGTATCAACTTGACCGTCTGTAAAAGAACGAACCATAGTTGTTCTCGCTACTCCGTTGAAAGATGTAAACATTCCCAATACCATAATTTTACTTGGGTCAAAAACATCTTGTAAAATGGTATCAACATAGTTATTAGCGCCTACCCCTGAAAAACAAATACCAGGACACTGTGTTAATGTCGGAGTCAAAGATGGAGTTAAAGATGATGTTATACTCGGGGTTGGAGTATTCGATGCTGTCTGACTGGGTGTTGGAGGAAAAGGCATGTTAATAATTTTGTTGAACTATATCAAAAGCGGTTCTACCCGTACAATTGCAGTTATCATATACAGCTACACCCGATGAAGTGTATCCACTACCTATAAATACTTGTTCGTAGTCATAATTTCCATTAGGTGTTCCTTCAACTACTTGGAAACAACCTATTGAAGTATATGCTGTCGTAGCACCCGTGAAGATATTCACATAGTTTCCAACATAAGCATACATATTGTAGTTTAAGTCAGAAGTAGTGTGATAGTCAGTTCCACCTGTGCAGCTTATTAAGTCGAAGTATTTTACGGGGTGTGGTGTATAGTCTTTTGTAAGTTTTATCAGCTCGATATTACATAGACTTGGTTCAGTCAAATTATATCCACTTATCTTATTTATTCTCCAATAAGAGTTCCTGATGAGTATCTTTTCATTAAACTCGAGGTCGGCTATTTCGTATGGGGTTAGATATATCTTAGCCTGTAATAGTTTGTTCTCAGGTGATATAATATCTGATACATAGTCATAGTAGTAGATATCATATAAGTCCTGTTGAGAAGGAAAGTCAAATTCATCAGGGTCATAGTTATCTGAAGACTTCCAATTGATATAGTGAGAAAAGCCTGTATATGAGAAAGGGTAGGTCGTAAATCTGTTATTGGAAGTCCATCTATCGAAAGATGTTATATTCTGTTGTCTATACTGTGCAGCATACCATATAGAAAGTGGGGTAGCTCCGCTTTGTTGAGTATCCCCGTAGTTATCATTTGGTAGTGTTGCTCCTCTAAATATCATCTTTGGTAAGTTCTTGATAGGCTTAAAAGTCTGATAAGTAAGACCACTCAAATTAACAACTCCAATAGAAGATAAGTTTGGTTGTGTTATCTGGCTTATTTGATTAGCATTTACCGTCAAGTCAATACAAGGTGAGAAGAGTGAATCGAATACTATTGACTGGTCTTTATAATCTTGGTTAAGTTGTACTATATCAGTACCGAATGTCCTATTGTTCTTTGTTCTAAACTGCTGATTGGTATAGTCTTGGTCTTCTCTCAAGTTATAGCTAAGACTACCATTAAGAATATTGGTCGTAGGAAAAATATTCATAGGTGAATCCCAGTCTATTTGAGCAGTCCAATCAAGCACTCTTCCTTTACCGATATAGTCAATAACAGGCTCAACAACTATTGTATTAGGCTTTGTCTTATGAGGAACACAGACAAGGTTAAAAGCTTTATTTACTGAAGTGATAAAGTCTATTTGTTTGTATTCGGTATTGGTAAATTCAAGCGCATAGTCTATAGTGGTACCTGTTGTTAGAAATGGTATAACTGATTCGAAGGTCAAAGTTATTGAATTAACCTTGAAAGACCCTCTACCCCTAATATAAAGTTCATAAGGGTTGATAGCAGATGTTATGTTAATAATTGCGGGGTCTGAGGTAAATACTCTATTTATTGGAGCACCTGTTAAGTTTTCTATTCTCCAAGCACCAAATTGTCCCGATATATCTGCACTACTTACAGAACATGTAGCGGATACTGTTATGTTCCAAGAAACACTTACTCTATATTGACCTAAAAGATTTGTTGGAAAAACAATACTTCTTCCACTCGTACTTAAATTAAAATTATTACATGTTATACCACTACCAGGGTTTAAGTTAGTGAAAGTAGATGGAGAACAAGTATTCACGGTATATCCACTATTAGTAAAGTTATAGCATAGTCTCGTACCATTAACATTATAGATGCTGTCTTGGAATTTCAGAGGTAGGTAAAGCTTCTCAAAATAATTGGTATTAAAGAAAGAAGATTCCACCTGATATCCGGCTTCGGAAAAGATAGTTTTGTAAAGTTCCTTTATCTGTATAGATGGCTTGAAATAAAAGTCATTAACAGGAGACTTGGTAGCTCCTGTGTAGTCAAAAAAGTTTGGATTAGTACCCCCTGTGAAATTAAGTCCTTGTGAGCTAAACTCTACAAGTGGAGTAAGAGTATAATCTATTTGTGTTTGTGAGTTAGCAGAATACTCATATCCAATATTAAAAACACTCCAATAAGTTTTACCATTTTGATATGAGTAGTTCGTTGTGGAGGTCAGAGGAAATAAGTTAGGGTCAAGTGTGCTTTGTTTGATAACATCGAAAGACCAGGGATGTGAAAGTGATGATAGGTCTAATTGATAAAGAAACTTATCTGATATCTGAGACACAACATCTCCGATACCATTATAGAAAGTGATATTGTAAGTCTTTTGTTCTTTAACAACATTTACAGAGTTAAGACGGATATATCCACTTTGGATGATATACCCATTATATAAAAGCTGAGCCTCGAACTTTTTGGTAGGGGTAAAGTTAAGAGGTATCTGATTTAAGTCAAAGAAATAATTGAATACATAATTGTTGTTATTTGAGCCAGGAACATTAAACTCCTTTGAGTAAGAGCTGTTCTTCTTTGTGATGTCTTGTATCTCTGCGTAAGAGATATCCATAGTGAGACTGTCTGTTCCAAATAATTCTATATACTCCGTATTTCCTGCTACTTGGCAGCTGATTTGTAAGTTCATTATCCCTGTGTTCTTTGTCTCTTAAACCCTGCGTATTGTAAGGTCATTTTATATTGATAAAGTTTTTGATATTGTTTCTTTAGAACAATAAAGTCTTTGTCTTCTATGACTACTGGTATTAAGTTCTGATAAAGTCTTATCTCTTCCAAACATGACTGGCAAGTGTTATCTTGTATCACAGTCCCGTCTATAATATATACCTCAGGAGACATAAAAATCTCCTGCATGATTTGTGTATCATTCTGGTCTAAATACCAAGTCTCACATTCCCACTTCAAGTCAAGGTCTTGCTCGTATATTCTGGTACCTCTTTGATATGACCCTATGTCGTAGAATGCTTTATTTAGGGAGACCTCTTGTCTATAAGACGGTCTTGAGATGTTATACTTCCTTACCTGTTTTCCACCAAATGTGAAAGTATCCCACATGCCTCTCCCGTTTAAAAAAAGCACATGGATAGGGGGCTTATTTATGCAGCTTCTATCTTGCATATAAAACTCTAAGACCTCTGTTGTTCTTGATGAAAAGTTAAGTCTGTTATTTCTATCACTATTATATGTCGTACCATAGAAGCATACTTTCTTTGAGTTCGTAGGTATAGCATTCAAGGTATTACCTGATGTGTTGTTATATGGTAAGTAAAATACCCCCATCTTAAACACAGAGTTTGTATCTTCATTAGTAGATGGTAAAGATGTGGAGCTTCTATTAGCTATTTCACCTGAATAAGTATAAGGGTCAGATGTGGTAAGTGCTCCTCTTACTGCTATTGAATAGATGTCGTTCGTAAAGTAGTCGTTCTTACCATTCAAGAAAGACACTATGATAGGACAGTCGGGGTGATGACTTCTTCTTCTTACTCTTGTATCTACATAGTCAGGCTGACTTATGATATCATAATACCATGTTCCAGCCGCATTAAGAAACTCTCTGGGGCCACAGTCAGCAATATCATTATTACAAGACCACTGAGTATTTGTATCACCTGACTGATAGACATGACGGAAGAGGTCGTAGTATAAGTGATTTTTGTTATTTTGAGCAAACCAATTAGCTCCTTGAGCATCTATGGTAGCTGCAGACAAGAAAGGTGCTGGTATAATTTTGTTATCCACACCAGGAAATATTACTACAGGGTTGGGGTTCCAAGCTGCGTTGAAATCTACCTCTTCTACTGTCGATGACCCTGAGGTATAAGTGTATCCGAATACAGCTTTATATTCTGATACATGCCACATCTGATTAAGTGAAGCATTAGGTGTTCCTCCCGCCCATAAGTTAGACCCATTATATTCTATTGTTCTTTGAGCATCTGCTAAAGTGATAATTTTATTCACATCTGATGCATAGTTCAGATATGGGTATGTATCACCTGTAAAGCGTGGGTTGGCTGTTAAGAAAGTCCTTACTATTTCTTCCAAATCAACAATAGCATTACCATAGATATTTGGACGAGCCTTAAGCCTACATGCTCTATTGTCTGTTGTTGCTGAAGACCAATTAAGTAAGTTGCCCTTGAAATAGACATCCACGACATATTGAAAGTCAGTAAGGGTATATGCCGAGCTTGAAACATTAAACACATGATTAGTGTTTGATGGGGTTATCTGAAGTGGTTGTTGTAAAACCTGTAAAACTATACTCATCTTTTTTTAGCTTTGTTGTATGAGACTATTGAAATAATTTTCGTAGTCTGTATTTAGAGCTTCTCCTATTTTTTGGTCGAACTCTTTAGACACCCTATTCTCTGTATTATCAACAAAGAAAGTTGGTGCGATTCCGAACTTTTTTATATTTGTATTTATACCCCATGCGAAGCTTTCATTTGTGATGAACCTTCCCTTCTTATCTCTACCTCTAAGACCTTTTGTTCTTATCCAAGATAAGATGGAATCTAAAGGAGCATACTTACCAGGCTTTCTTCCATCATTCACATACTTCCAATACTCAAGCATCTCTACCTTCACAGTCTTAGACGAAGGTTCATATTCAACACTTATACTATCAAGTAAAGCACCTGAAGCTACCTTTGGTGCCATCCCATATACCGTACCTTTACCAGTAAAGCCTGGTGCATACTTGTATTGAAATAACAAAGAGACCTTAAGAGCTCTTGTAAGCTCATTAGTCATCTCAGTCATAGCTGCATCAAAGTTCGGTGTAGGTATGCTCATTAGTCAGAGTTATTATCACACGGAGGAAAGTCCGCATAAGGTGCGATACATCTATCTATCGCATCTGGTATCTTTAATTTTATTCTGGCAGTCCATCCCGACACATAGTCATCATACTTCTCAGAGAAGGGGGTGAAATCTACAGGGTAGTCTAAGTCCCATGTGCAGTAGCAAGCATCAAGTGAATACTTCAATTGAGCTACCACATCTTTGAGAATATCTAAGGTATCACTCCACACATCCACTTCAATATCAAAGTTCTTTGTGTTTAGAATATCCATCATCAAGATGTTGAAGGTATATACTGTCTGTCTTCCGTCTGTTGTTGCGAGCTCAGGTATCACGAACATCAAGGGATAGTATGACCCCAAGTTTTGTTCCGTGTTATCTATTTTTAATCTTTCTTCAGTATAGTAAATAAGCTGATTGATATCACCTATACCATATCCCTGTATCTGTTCGTGATACTCCGATAGTTGTCGCAGAAGTGTGGTAATCTTCTTAAAGTTGTAAGACCCTAATGGATATTGGCTCATAATATAGCTTTTATTTGTTGTTGAGCTTTTCTATGTTGCTTCATTTTTATTTCGTTCAAGTCCTTCATATAAGTTAAATAGTTTAATACGAAGGTTAGTGGGTATTTCGGGATTTCCCCAAAAAGTGAAATGTTTTCATTAGCCAAAGACGCAAGGACACCAAACCATCCCCAATACTTTTGGAAATTCTCTTCATCACTTTCTTTATACTCTTCATCATCTTCAGGCTTTTCGACATCACCAAAAAGCTTAGTGAAGGTCTTTGTAATATTTGTTCTAAACGCAAAAAAAAACTCATACTACCATGAACGTACATGACGGGGAGTTGCTTGAATATTTCAGCTCTCTCACCGACTTTTCCACTATCATAAGGTACAAGCTTATTGTCTTCACCGACCTCTCTATAGAATACAGCCATCAAGGTATGCAGAGCACTTTTTCTTTCGTGTTCGTCTTTTGATAGTAAGGTATCAATATCGATGAACTCTCCAAAAGAGAGGTTAGGTAGGTCTAAGAAACGATACTTTACACCCTTGAATACGAACTCATTATGGAAGTCTGTACTCTGTGTTATTAGGTGTTCTGTTAAGAAAGACCCTATGTTTAATATGTCGAACCAATCAGCTTTACGAACATCATTTTCAGGTAGTCCTGTCGATTCCGATATTAGCTTTACAAGGAAGTCTTTTTCTTCAAGTAGCTCTTTCCAAGCTATTAGTCTTCCCCACATTTCTATGGTGGGGACTTTTACTTCATAGTCTTTACCTTGATACTCTATGGATATGTTTTTCATCTACTAATAAATATCTTTTCTGTAATTTTTATTCACAACTTATCTTAGAACATAAGTCCCATAAGATGCTCTTTTCTTGAAGCCATGATGTGCTAAAGCAAGTGATATAACACAGTCGTCGTGAAAGCCAGATGGAGCCCCGTACTTCACTCTCCTTGTCTTTGGAGAATACTCATAAGTGAATACTGATAGCTCTTTATATAAGTCAGCATTCAAGTCCTTGTTTGGTAGTATCATCTTCCCTTCGTTCATAGACATAATAAGCTCTTCTATCATATTCTGCTTTGTGTCGTTATTTGTTATGAAAGGTTGTATCGATGAATACTTCTTCTTCAGACTTTCATATAAGACATCCCCGACATTATTCACCTCAGCATAACATACTGGCTTCCACTTCTTTAATTTTACTTCGAGCTCAGAAAGTATCAAGTCCCACGACTTTTGTCTTTGTCTATAGAAATCTACCATCTGTCCTTCAGAGTTTAATATTGTTAAGACCGTGTAGTCATTTTGTCTTCCAAAGTCTATACCAGCATAATACTTGGTATTTGTCTGAAGTGAGGGATATGCGGATAGGTGGCAGCTCTCAGATAGATTTGAGAATACTTCACCACCGTCATCGATGAAAGCAGCTAATATCTCTTGTCGATAGATGTTATCAGGTAGAGAAAGCTTAGCTTCATCAAGCTCTTCTTGTGTAATATATGGGGTGTCGTAAGATGTCGCATGATAAGTCTGATACTGTGGATAGTCATCACTATATCCCCTGTTAGCTATTTCGTAAAACCAATTCTTGCCTTTAGGTGTTGAGATAAATAAGACCTTCTTACCTTTGACTAATACTGTTGGTCTTAATACTGTTTTCCATACAGCTTCTTTTTGGTAAGCTGCTTCATCCATCACCAAGTAGTCAAGAGTATATCCACGAAGACTATCTTCTCTTTCCCCCGACCTGAAGTAGATAATAGACCCATTAATGAAAGTGATGAAAAGCTCCGATTTATTTATTGAAAGTGTTAGCCCACTCTCTGCGATAGCTGTTATGAGTTCAGAAAAGACCTTTTTTGACTGAGAATATACAGGAGCAACAAACATGGATACTGACCCATTATCTTCCAAAGCCCACTTCAATAAGATATTCATAGCAAGGAAAGTCTTACCGAACTGACGACCAGTAGAGCATATAATATATTTTGTCTCATTATCAAGACATAAATCTACTACCTTTTTCTGTGATGTGTGGGGTGTGAACCCTTCAACCTCAATTAAAGTTTCCGTCATATTTGTATAGTGTATCGTATTGTAATCTCTCAACTATGAAATAACCATAGGACTCCATTAGAGAATCGAACTCCTCCAAATTTAATTCGTTGTCGAAACTCTTTGTATCATAGTGAGCCGTCTCACAGAATATTAGCTTAGGTCTGTATTTCCCAAGTGATTCTATAATCTTATATTCTGCTCCTTCTACATCCATAAAAACAAAATCTACTTTTTCTATTTTGTGTGTATCACAAAAGTAGTCAAATCTAATTGAAGGTATTTGTATGCCTTCAAGGTCAAAAGAGACTGGATGGTTTACACCTTCATTCGTATTTGGTTTTACAAGGGGTTTCATAATTGACCCTGCATATTTCCATTCGATGTTTCTTTCTGTTTCCACTAAACTTGGATAGAAGGTTTCATAACCATTCTTATCCGACATTGCATAATTGAAGGTTTCTATACCTACAGTCTCCGCTCTCTTATGATGTCTAAAGTAATTCTCGGGGTCAGCTTCTATTGCTAATACCCTCGCTTGTGGATAACGATTAAGTAAATCTATTGAGTCGTGAAAATCACAAGCTCCAATATCAAAAATTGTTTTTACATCAAGTTTTGATAATTCATTATAGAGTTGTCCCCTCATCAGTTTCTATTTTTAATCCTTGTTGTTCTTTTATGTATCGTTCTTGAGCTTCTAAAAATATCTTTTTTTTGAGATGGGTGATTTGTTCCATCACCTCTCTTCTCTTTTTAATTCTTTTGTTGTGAGCCTTACGGCCTCCTCTTACTTTACTTCTTGGCATAGTTATTCTTTTCAAATTTCCATTTATATCCTAATTTATTTATACATCCATTTAATCTTATCATTGCTCCATCAACCCTTAAACTTTCTGTATCTACATTATATTTTTTTGATACTTCGCTCCAGTATTGATAAACCCCAACTAAATTATCGTTTAAATCATATTGAAATATTCTTGGATGCATAATTTTCCAAATGAAACCTCCACGACTATCAAACTTTGTTCTATTGTATGTTCTCATTATATCCCCATCCTGAACTCCTGTTGCTTTGGATGCTTCTGCTCTATTCTTGTAATCAGCTATGTAGTTTCCATCAAGGTCGTATTGAACTACTCTATATGTTTCTAATTCTTCACCTGATATTCTCTTGTTTCCAAATTCACAATACTTGGGGTTGAGTTCATAACCTATGAATGTTCTATTTAATTCCTTACACGCAAGTCCTGTTGTTCCAATACCTGCAAATACATCTAATACTTTATCCCCCTCATCTGTGAGTAAGTTGATAAAATATCTTGGTAGTTCTTTGTGGAATGGTGCGGGGTGTTTGATTGAGTTATCTCTTGCTGCCCCTGCTGTTGAAAATCTAAATACATTATCAGGTCTTACTTTATCAGGAAAAATTCTATCCACAAACTCATCACAACTTGACCCTTCACTATCTACTTGTTTGTTTGTCTTACGTATTTTAACTCGCTTACCATCTATATTTTTTTCGTGTCCTAATGGTATATCATTCTCAAATCTTTTATTATATGTCTGTGTTGGTTCTTCCAACACCCTATCCATATAAAACTTTAACTCCTTTTGGTTCTTCACAAAATGAAATATGAACTCTGTTGTATTTCTAAATCTTTTTGTACTACCATTTGGTATCCCATTTCTTTTGTGCCAAATATATGTATCGTAAAACTTAAGCTTTGTCTCCTTCTGTGAGCGATATATTAACTCATAAATAAAGGGATTTCTATACCCACCCTTACAAGTATCGTTTATGTTTAATATGAAACTACCACTCGGCTTGAGTACCCTATGAATATCCTTGAAAAGAGGTAGTAGCCATTCGACATACTCATTAGGTTTATGTATCGAGATGTTTTTACCATAATTCACAATATCTGCGTATGGTGGCGATGTGATAATTAAATCAACACTATCATCATGTAAGGTTTTTATTAAGTCAAAGCAGTCCCCTTCTAATATCATCTTGCTCCTTGTCTTTTTTTGTATGTAGAATTGCTATTGTGTTTATTGTATGACTTGACTCTTTTACCTTTCTTTCTCTTACCAAAGGTCTTCTTAAATGAGTTAGTTGTCCCCTTCTTCATTACCAAACTTTAATTTAATAACTTTATTTGTGATGTTGAGTTCTTGTTCCAACTTTTCTTTTGGCTTACCATATACTCTTGTTAATAAAGTCTCAACACTATCAAGCTTACCTTTCTCCATAGACTTTCTAAGTGCTTGTGCTATTGTCTTTTCTAATACCGTAGCCTTGGGGTTGTCCCATATCTTTTTCAAGGTCTCAATATCTAAGTGAAGCATCTGTTGGATGGTATCATTTATTTCTGATAGTTTGTACCCTTGTCCTTTCAATATTGTATGCATCTTTTTTGGTCTGCCATTAGGGTTTCCACTCTCGCCTTTCTCGAACTGCATCATAGTCCCCCCTTTGTCGTTCAATACCTTTTTCATTTTGTTATTATTTTGTTTTTGAGCGGTGAGGTCAGATTCGAACTGCCCCCTTCTGACTGGAAGTCAGACGCACTACCACTATGCTACCACCGCTTGTCTTTGTTCTATTGTTATTCTTTCACCTTTATACATACCAGCTCCAATCTTGTCTATTTGTGAGAAAGGTAGTATTGGTGTATTTAGTCTTTCTTTAGCCTTTGGGTTCAAGAAGTATATGTACTTCAACTGAAAGCCTGGTATAGGCTCAGCTCCAATACTTCTTAGGAACTTGATAGCAGGCCATGACCTTTTCTCTCCCACCTTTCCATATTGTTTTGTTTGGTCGTTCTTTGAGTTCGGGGAGAAAGAAGCTGAGAACACCAAAGAACATAATACCTTACCATCTGGCATAAGCCACATAGAGTTGTTCTTCTTTATGTCTATTAGATGAAAGCCAGATGCTCTATAGATACTACCATCCCCGCACTGAGCTCCATCAGCATAAGATACTACCCACTCCAAGTGAGGTGCTTGTTTCTTCAACATTCTCATCATGATGGATATTGCTCTACTCTCACTATTTCTTGGAAGGACAT